GAGATGTGACGCCAGCAGATCCCCAACGCGCCGTTTCGACGCTAGTGCACCGGATGTTTGTTACGATTTGGCCCGGAGGGATCCCGAACAACGACTCCCAAGTACCAGAGTTTGGGCCTAGTCTCTGCTCAGCCTGGTTTGTTCCGCTGACCGTCTGCTTGAACTCCAAGGACGGTGTTCCAGGGTCGAGCAAGGATGAGATGGTGCCCGAGAATCCCTGCTCGGTTGTCCCCTCCAGGCCCGCGTCCGTGAAGTCGAAGTTGACTGAGGCAGTCGCCACTAGAAGAAGTCCGGCTCATCCTCGTCGCGGATTGACACCGGGCTGCCTGACTCGACGTACACCTGATACCGCTTGTTGTTGCGGTCGAAGTAGAAGTATGCGAACGGAGTTGCGAACGTGCGCTCCATTCGCTCCTCAACGCTCAGAGGCTCGACGCCTTCGATCTCAGGCGGATCGAAAAAGTCGTCATAGTCCTCTGGCCCCCACCGCATGATCTCTGCGATTGTCCGCTTGTGCTTCGGGTGCAGCTTGTCCTCGTGGCCTGCCTCGACCAGAGCGTCCATAGCCGGTCGGAGTGCGTCGAGAGCGTCCTGTTGCGTCTTGACCATTGCCTTGCACTCCTCCAGCTGATCCTGCTGTGCTTGCGTGAGATCATCGATTTTCATGGGGCAGTATCCCCCTCCACCTTGAGCGTTCCGGCGTCAGCCGCTGCTGCCGCTGCCGCTCCAACCGTTCTCCGGATCCAGACACCTCTGAAGGATCCAGCCGTGAGCCCTGTTGCTCCGTTCAACTGGAGCCCGCCTGCGAACGTCGTGGGCCTGGTGAACGAGACCGTCGCGGGAGCAGTGCTTTCGTTGGCGATTGTCGCCATTGTGACATTCATCGCCTCGGCTGCTACCGCCAAGTCGAACTCGGTGTCCGCTGACGACGTCAGAGACGAGATGTAGATCACCGACCCCTGCAATGTCAACGAACCATGGTTGTTCCTTACCGCAAACCCGCGATACTCGATGTCCCCTGCCGCTGACTCTGCTCCGGAGACATCATCGAACAAGTTGTCGTTGGTGGCGTCCACGATTGCTGTGGTGGACATCACGCCGCCGAGTGAGGCGTTCGGGTCTACGTTGCCGACACCTCCGGTCAGCCTCCACTGGATGTCTGCTGTGACGATTGGCATCAGCCGCGCGAGGACGACTGCCAGCAGAGCCTTGATGATGAATCCGAACATCAATCCTCCTTTGGAGCGAGGAGGGGGCGAGTCTGGTAGCCCCCTCCTCACATTGTCGTCCTACTGGTTGGCGACGATCCTCTCGACGCCCTTTTCGACCCCGGTGCGCGGATCGTTGCCGGTGACGATGTTCTCTGCTTCGAGAAGCCGCTTGGCTGCGTCGGCGTCGTTCCCGACCAGCGCAAGTGTGTCCTCGACGTTGGGCGAGTGCGTCTCCAGGTAATCGACCATTTCGTGCGAGCCGAGTTCCGTGAAGTCGAACTCACCCTCACCATCGGCCGGGCCGATTGCTGCTGCCGGTCCACCTTCGACCTGCACACCCTTCTTGATGGCTTCGAGTTCGTCATCGGTGTAGAACGAGCCGAGAGTCTCTCCCCTGTACAGGTAGAGAGTCCCCAACTCGTCCAAGAACACCACGTCGCCCTTTGCGGCGACTTTCTCCATGATGACCTCCTCGCCCGCGATCATGGGCGAGGGTGCCAGCACATGGTAGGTGAACATCAGGTGCTTGACTGTCCTGGTGTCCTTCTGCTTCTTGTACTCGTCCGGAGATTCGTAGCCATCCAGGTCACTGGTCTCACGAGAGCGGCCGAGATGGCGATGAGTTTCGTTTGCCATTTGTCTGCTCCTCTCTCCTACGTCAGGCCCGTGAGCTGAAGGACAGCGAACGGATTGTCGACGAACCACAACGGGCGGACAGACGTCTGTGTCCAGAACCGCTGCGTCTTCTCCTCGTACCAAGTCTCCGTCTCCAGCGGCGACTCGATCCGCATCTCTCCGACCTGCCCCTGCGCGACGACGTACGCGGTGCCGGCCGTTACGCGGTTGGTGACGAAGATGTCGAAGCCCAGCGAGGAGAGCAGATCATTGAGCGACGCTCCGTAGATTGTCGCCAACGTGAAGTACTGCGCCGGGTTCATGATGATCAAGTCATACACGACACCCAGTTCTTCGGTCTCTGCCTGCTGCTGAACCTTCGCGAAGTCACGTGCTGGCCACAACGTCGCGTTCGACGCTGAGGAACCGGTCGTGACAACCGATCCCCAGCTGACACCAGCGATAGTGCGACCGCTGGCGGCGATTGCAGCATCGAGCACACCGATCGTCCGCTGGTTGATCTTGCGGACGATGGTGTTGCCCAACTGAACGACCTGCCGTGCGAACACGGCTGCCTGGTTGCGATCCCGAGCCTCGCGCAGGATGAAGAACTTCCCACCCCACTTCTCAGGCAGAGCGACCGACGGCGCACGTCGCAGAGACGTGACAATCGGGAACTCAGCACCGGGCTGAACACGCTCGATGTCGCGCTCCAGGTACAGATCGTTGGCGATCAGCGGATCGTAGATGACTGCTCCACCCGAGACGCCGCCACCGCTTGCGAAAACGCGGTCTGCGAAGAATCGCTGTAGAGTCAGATCCATCAGCGTCCGCGTGATCCGCGTCGGCGTCTGGAGCGCCAGATCCACCGTCATCGTCGTCGTGCTGATGGTCGGTGGTCCGAGCGGATGAGCGACAGGATTGGAGAACTGCGCCTGAATCAACTCGCCCGCTGACTTGATGCCCGGCTGGGCCGGAATCAAGATGTCTTCGAACTCCATGCTTCCTCCTTCCTAATTGAGAGCGAGCTTGATCTCAGCGTCCACGTCCGCACCTGCGACGGTGTTCATGCATACGCCGAGAGACTTACCGGCCGCGAGCGTGATTGCCTTGCCGTTCGCGTCGGCCTGAACTTCTGCACCAGCCGTGATTGCGGCACCTGACGTCACCGGAACGATGCCTCCGATGATGATGGTGAAGATTTCGTTGAGCGCTGCGTCCCAAGCAGACACGCCGATGGCGCGATCACCTGCGACACACTGTGCGGCCTGGTAGACCGAACCCTCAGCCGTAGCTGCCAAGCCTGGGCCCGACGTGCGAGCACCGCTGACCTTCACGAACCGCTTTCCAGCAACTGCGGCCGTCGCCTTGGCTGAGATGTCTTCACCAGGACGCTTGTAAGGAATGCAGTCGTTGACCAGAAAAGCCAACAGACCGAATCCGAGATACTTGAGGATCCGGGTCATCTTTACGCCTCCCTTGCCATTGTCACTGGACCACGCTTCTCTGCCCGCTTGGTCGCGGCCTCGACTGCACCGCCGAACCACTCGTTGGGCAGACCTTCCACGTCCGTGTCGCCGTCGCCACCGCCACCCGTTCCCTGCTCCCTGACAGGAACGAGTCCAGCGGCCAGACCGCCCTTGTCGGCCGGAGCGGTAAGCAGCTTCTCGATGCCCTCCGGATCGGCCTCCATCGCCGCCAGGAACTTGTCTCTGGATGCGGGAACGATCTTGCCGGCCTTGACCGCTTCGTTCACGACGTGCACGCGATGCTCGCGATCCGTGCGGTCAACCAGCTTCTGTGCGGCTGCGCCTGACGCAGCCAGCTGCTCGTACGTGTCCTTGTCGAGACGAACAAAACCTTCGTCGTCCGTCTGGACACCTTCCTTCTTGTCCTCTGCGGGATCTGGCTTGGGCTGCTCCTCACCTTCGGTGCTCACACCGCCGCCTTCGCCTTCACCCTCGCCGTCGCCTTCGCCCCCGTCATCTCCACCGGGCTGGGCTTCGCCGTTAAGCTCTTCCATCTTGGCGTAGATCTGCTCCTCGGTCGCGTCCTCGGGCAGACCAAGCCGCTTGGCAGCTTCCTTGAGTTCCAAGGTAGCTCCTCCTTCCTTGGTTGCGTTTGATGGGCGGCTTTCCGCCCGAGATGCGTAGACAGTCGCCTTGCCGGACACGTTCAGACCTGCGACCATCATCTGCGCTGCTTGCCGCTTTTCCTCGACCGTGGCCGACGCGGCGACGTACTCGATCTTCACCACTTCAGGATCTGCGTATGTGACCTCCTCACCTTCGATTACGAACGGAACCTTGTACAGGCTGCCCTCGTCGTCATCAACGACAAGGAACCCTCCGCTGGCTTCGAGCTCCATTGCCCGGATCCACCACCAACTGTACTCCGGGCCAGCGCTCTCCAACTCGTCGTAGTACATCCGACGAACATCCTCGACGCCGACGGACGCCTGAATTGGAGAGTCAATCACCGTGCCCGCCGGCACCTCTGCCCCGTAGTACGCGGCTAGATCCGGCAAGGATGTGACTCCGGGCAGATGCACGCCGAGCAGAGATACGTTGTTGATGACGAGCGCGTACTTGTTTCCGCCCACCGTTTCACAGTTGCGGTTGGCTTCGACTGACCGTGAAGGGTACGCAACTGGGAGGACTTCCGCGAGCCACTTGGGGACGCCGGTGTAATCCCCGTAGATCGTTTGATCGTTATCCCCGAGACGGAGATTTGTGACTTTCCCGAATGCGGGCTCATTGATGACCGCATCTTCGTGAGGGCCTCCGTAAGCGAGTTTGAGTCGCGGATGCTGGACATTGGGATCCTCCTCTGCAGCCCGCACTGCGTCGCGCAGGTCGTCCTCGGTGAACGTTGCTGGCCCTGTGCCCAGGGGGTACTCGATCCCCGTGCTGATGATCGGCACGTTGGGGATCGTCACCAGTTCGACGCCCTCGGCGTGAACCTTGCTTCCGAGGTATCTGAAAAGACCCATGACTACCTCGGAGTCGGCTTCATGCCCGTTGACTTGTTCTTCTTCAGCTGAGTGCTGAGCATCTTGCCTGCGCCGCCTGCGTTCTCAGCTGCCTGTGCCCTCTCAGGGTCGATCCACGGCTTGTCCTGCCGGCCGACTGAACCAACTCTCGAGGACAGAGACTTCTTGTTGCGCTGAAGACGACCCTTTGAACCACTTCCGAGCAGCTTCATTTGTTCCTCCTTCCGAGCTTGAATCGCTTTGCCCGCTTGACGCCAGAGGGTGGGGAGGAGGGAGCTTCCCCACCCGTCTGACGCTCCGCTTTCACCCCAGGCGCGGGCGGTGCCTGAGTCGGCGAAGGTGCTGGTGGGTTCGGATCAATTGCGATGGGATCTGGGACGGGGTTCTTGGCCCTCGGTGTCCCCTTCTCGGGGAGACCCATTTCCTTCCGAACCTCTGTCTCCAGCTCATCATCGACTAGGATGAGGCCGGAGTCAATCATGTTGACAAGATCAGTTGCTGCAAGTTCGGGATCGAACTCGTACTTGAGACGCGGAACAATCTCCACGTCCTCGCCCCAGTTCCAGTCAACATCGTCCTCGATAACGTGCTCGCAGAACGTGTCCACGAACCAGTCAGCGATGGCCGTCAGACCTTGGCCGAAGAAATCAACAAAGGTCGTTCCGAGCGCGCGCGAGCCAGTGGTGGTCTGTCCTAGCTGCATCACCATCAGCAAGAACCGACGAGCCATCGACTCGTCGTGGTAACGCATCGAGGCGACCACGTCAGTTCCGGCCGCGCGGAGGATGTTGAGATCTGTACCGGCCGGCAGACCCATCCCGGATGTCATCCCTACGCGCGCATCAGACGACATCTCCTGAATCTTGCGCTGCTCGGCTGGCGTAGCTCCTTGCGGTGCGACACCGTAGATGATGCCGCCTGCCTTCTCGTGATTGGTGGCGTCGATGCGCATCAAGCGATCCTTGATGAGCCAGTTCCGATAGCACTCACGGAACCACGACCTGCCCACCCAATCGCCGCCCTCCTGTTCCCAGACATAGGCAACAAGCCTATCGACAGGGATCTCAGGCAGTTGCCCAAAGGATCTGTTCATCGACATCCCCTGCGAGACGTTCTGCCCAATGGAAACGAGGCCACCGTCGGGAGCCACCAGGATGTTCTGAATTGTCTTGGGAGGTCGTTCGGCTAGCTTGCGCAAGTGCCAGAGGCCGTCCCCACCCTTGCTGGGATCGGTCACTTCTCCGACCTGCTCAAAGAAGTAGTGGCCGTACTTGCCTGCGTAGAGCGCCTTGCGCAAGTGATTTCTGAAGCTGAATCGCTTCTTTGTCCTCCGCTGAGGCTGATCCTTGTTGCTCTCGCCTTCGATTGGTAGGTTGTAGTCAGCGGCCAGCTTCTGAACGATGTCGTCGGGAGCGTTGTTCGGATCCAGCTGCCAGTTGAAGTGACGGATGGGCAAGACAGTTCCCGCGTACAGGGCAGCCAGCTGTGTGTCGGTGCTCATCTTCTCGAAGACCTCGACCGACTTGGGCCACATCAGCTCAGGAACGTACTCACTGTCATCGACGTATCGAGTCCAGGGAGCCATCCCAGCAGGGCTGAACGCCCCGCCGAGAACCGCCCCCAACTCATTCGTTGGGGCGCGGTTGATCTTATTCCGGCTGAGCTTTTGTGTCGTCGTCTCGGCCATTAGAGACTCGCCAGTTGCAGCGACAGCGTCGTCCAGTCGATGTGACGGACGTTCGCGGCGGGCAGTAGCGACTCCTTGGTCAGAGGCACCCAAGCCTCATCGTTGTAGGCTTCGTAGAACTCGCGGGACATCCGCTGCTTCTTGCCCCACGTGACCACCGAACACTCCTTCTGCGGCTCTTGCGTTCCGACAACAGGGACGTAGTGGCCGCCGATGTTTTGCGATCCAGGCACCACCGTCCAGATGCCTCCGATCTGATCCCAGATCGAGTCCGGCACCTCAAACCCCATCCCGACGCATCCGAACGTCCAGACGCACGTGATCATCATCTCCCAGTCCTTCGCGTCGATCTGGACAAAGGCTTCGATCTTGTGCCTCTTACCAACCTTGTCGATCAGACCCGTAGTACGCCTGTAGTTGTACACGTCGCGCACGTACGCGCCCTGATCGGTGTTTGGGTCGTTCGGATCGTAGCCGGTGATGGCCGAGTAATCGGACAGGGTGTTGGCAGTCGTGAACTCGACCGGATGCTTGGCCAGCTTGTTCCAGAGCATGACCTCGTGATCTGGACCGGCGACAGCGCAATCACCGACGTTGTCATTGCCAAGCATCCCCCAGTCGGAGAAGATGGTGCCATAGCCAAAGGGCGTCTTCGGCATCGCTGGCATAGCTACCTCGACGGTAGCCAGCTGGAAGTCCTTTGCGCTAGCGACGAATGGCTTTTTACCGAGCTTCATCTACTTCCCCTTTTTGGTGCCTCCGTTGGGCCCCCAGTACACCTTCGTGCCTGTGGGCTTGGACTTGCCGGTGCCGAAAGTGATCTTGGGCATCAGACGCCGCTGTCTACGTGTCCTGCCCGCTTGTCGGCGTGAAGCTCGTGTGTGTGGACGATTCCGTAGACCAGGAATCCGAGCAGAGCCGCTGTGTTGAGGATGGTTGTCAGGGCAGCTTCCTTGGCCGGGCTGATGTCGAGACCGAACAGCACCAGGATGTTGCTGAAGAGCAAGAGGATCAGAGCGATTGCTGTCTGCGCGTACTTAGGCACGTTTCCCTCCTTGGGAATTGAGATGACCTACACTTCCTGCTTCTGGTACAAGTTCCAGTAGTCCCTCCCTTTCTGGTAGTAGAACGCTCCTCCGTTGCCGACGTTGTACGAGGCGATAGCCACGTCCAGCTGGTTGTCGAAGTGCTGCAGCGCCTGAGCGAGTCTATCGCACGAGTAGTCGAAAGCAAACAGAGCATCGAACGCCTTGGCGTCTTCGATCCCTGACGCTGTATTGATCTGGGTTGGGCCTCGGTCTCGAGTGCCATTTGGATATACCGATGGGTATGGAGCAGGATTGTAGGCACTCGGATTGAATCGAGACTCCAGCATCACGAGCTTGGCGATGGTCTCGAACTCAAGGCCTGCCGCCTGGGCGATGGGCTGCAGGTCGAGCTTGAATCCTGCGAACATTGTCGTCGGGCCGCACTGTCCGTCGGACTTGAGACCGTACGCTGCTTGAATGCTTGCGCAGAGCTTCTCAGCCTGAGACCCGAACGTGAGGACATCGGCCTTGAACCCCTTCGGCAACGGGATG